GCCATTGCGGGTCATGTCGAAAGGCGGGAGGTCAATCCCCTTCCGCATCATCCACGAAGAGCGGTACGTCGCCTCGATCTGCTGCTGGTTGATCCACGGCGTGACGTAGAAGCCGTGCGTGCGCTTGTCCGCCGTGGTGCCGGCGCCGGTGACTAGGTTGGCGAGGCCGTCCGCTATGAACCTACCGATGCCGCGCGAACTCATGCGGTGAAGCCCCGGCCATGATTGCTGTGATAGCCCATTGCATTTTGAGCGGACAATCTTGCCGCCATGGCTTCATCCCGCGAGGCGTAGAAACCGATGTTCCATCGAGAACCTCGCTTCGTATCGCCAATATATGCGTGCCAGCGGCCGGTCGCCTTATGGAAGGAGACACCGACTTGGCCGCTCGTGTTCGTACTTGGGCGCTTTGCGTTCTGACCGTTCGAACGGTGATCTACCGCCCTGAGATTTGCAATTCGGTTATCCGAAGGCAAGCCGTTGATATGATCGATTTCCGTTACGGGCCATTTCCCAAAATGAAGGCACCAGGCCACGCGGTGCGCAGGGATGTTTCGACCGTTGCATCTGCCTACGCGATAACCATGCGATATCGCTGTGAAACCCTCCGCACCGGCATGTTTGGAATTCCAGCTTTTCGCGACGCGTTCGTCACGAAAATCACTGACAGGACGCGAACGCCAACGGATAACCCCGGACTGTGGATCATAGGACAGAAGTGTCGCTAGACGCTTCGGGGTGATACCATAGTCCTGCACCATGCACCAACGTTGGCGGCAACAAACCTCATCAATTACGGGGGTTAGCCGAGTAGGGCGGCCAGGTCGTAGGCCTCTTCACCCAACATAAGCTCCGTCAACGCCCACACGAGCGCGTCAGCTCGATCCGGCGAACCTTCCCCGACGTAGCCCGCCGCCGTGAAATTGCACATCTGATCTTCGAGATCAGGGAACGAGCCGACGTGGCTGACGCGCCCCTGCTCGTAGAGGGCCGCGATCGGCTCGGCGCGCACGACCTTGCCGCGCGTCGCCTTCACGTCGCGGTAGGAGACGCGCTTGTCAGCCATCTGCACGACGGCGCGCACCATGTCGCCACCGAAGTTCGCTTCGCCAACAATGCGATCGGCCTCATGCCGCTTGTAGAGATCGACGGCGCGCCGGCCCCACCCTTCCGGGCTCAGGCTGCATGTGCCGTCCTCAAGGATGTAGGCACGACCGTCGATGCCCCTCGCGGCGACGATGATCCCGATGTCGTCGCCGGCGCCATCGCCTTTCGTACCGGACGGATCGACCGCGACGACGACGCGGGCAAGCTCGGGAGCTGCGGCAACACGCGTGGTGTCGATGCCCGGAACCTCGCGGTCATCGGCGCCGCGACGAGCCTCCAACGTCCACAGCGCTCCGTTCACTTCCGACGCCCATTCGCCACGCTCGAACCGCAGGCGCTGCGCCTCGCTCATGTTGGCTAGGATTTCGAAATACTTCTCGGGCAGGTTCTCTGCGTTGTCGGCTGGGTTGACCAGCATCTCTGCATAGTCGTCCGGGTTCGCCAGCTTCTCCTTCGTGCCGGGCTTCATCTTCGATCGGAACACGACGTAGGACCAGTGCAGTTTCGACGGCGGGTTGCAGTCGAAATAGGCTTTGAGTGGTAGATAAGTGCGGCCGGTTGCAGCGGCGATCGCGGTGGCGAGTGCAACCTTCTGGGCGAGGCGACTCATCGCCATCTCGATCGACGCCCAGCTTATCTGGCTGCTTTCGTTGAAATAGAGGGTGGCGAACTCCTGCCCCAGCACCTTCTCGACGCGCTCCTTGTCGTCGAGGCCACCAATCCAGATTTGCGATCCGCCTGGGAACTCGACATAAAAGTCCGTCCGGTTGAACGTCACCGGAACGCCGGGAAAGCACAGCTTCAGCACCTTGGGCAGCGTGTCGGACCAGATGCTGGTCTTCGCGTGATTAAACCGGAAGCGCCAGACCGCGTGCCGGCTACCGGGAGCGTTGATGGCGCGCTGGCAGATGGCGCGGATCAGCAGGAACGTCTTGCCGGAACGCGAGCCGCCGCGCAGCATGATGTTGCTGGCGGGGCTGGCGAGTAGTCGGTTAGCCTCGCGCTGGCGGGGGGTAAGGGTGGCGGTCATGCCGCCTTGCGGATCGGCAGCACCACGATCGAGAACGACAACGCGCCGCTCTCTGCCTGCGACACGCCTTCGATGTAAGTCCGGACCTTACCGCCATCCTCTCGCGCAATTGCGCGCATCATCTTGTCCAACGCGACGAGTTGGCCAACGATAGCTTCGACCTGCATCATCGCGCCCTCTACAGGCGTCACGACCCAGGTGAAGCGCTGCTCGGCACCAACAATTCCGGCCATCTCGACGTGGTTAGGCTTGCCGCAGTGCGCGCAGGCGACCTCGCTCATAGCCCCGGGCGCCCATTGCGGCTCGACGTGTTGCTCGCCATGCGGATCGCGCCGCATCGTAGGCAGCCACGCACGCCGATCGCTCGATCGTAGCCGTCGTGATAGGGCAGGCCGAACCCTCGGCACTGCACCGCATGATGCTCGCGCCAGTGCGTGTGCGAGCACGTCAGGCGTCGCCATGCTGATCGCAGGTTGCGAAACACCGCCCTCACAGCTCCGCATCCTCGCTGGACACGGTAATGCCCATCACGCCGGTATGCTCAACCTTATCAGTAAACAGCTTGAGGTGGCGCCCAAGGTCAACCAGCGCCGCGCGCTTGTCCGATAGCTTGAACTTCACCCGGCGGACGTCGCGCGCATCTTCGCCGCGACCATCCTTAAAATCCTCCACCGTAACTTCGGCGAGAGCGGCGGCCTGGTCGCGTGTGAGCGCGGAAAAGTCGAGCACCGGGTCGCCTTCGTGACCGACGCGCATGTAGTCCTGCATGTTCGCGAACCCGATCAGTGACAACTCACGAATGACCCGCTCGGCCGTAACGCCAGTCGCTGCCGACAACGTGGCTCGACGTTCAGCGATAGCATCGGCGATATTCGGTTTTGACAGGTTCTCCGAACCCATCTGACGGGCGGTGTCCGAACTGTAGCCAGCCCGGATCGCCGCCTGCGTAGCGTTGAGATCGACAAGGTATTCCTCGACGAACCGTTGCTGCTTCGGTGTCATGCCGCCACCTGCTCGGTCTGAACCACCCGCCCGGCCCCAGCCTTCCGCCCACACCGCTGGATAGCCGCTCGTTCGGCCAACAAGGCGTCTCCACCGGCCGCCACAATGGCGCGATACAACGTGAGATGGTCGTTGCCATAGGTACGAACGACAGATGCCAAGCCGCGTCGGATAATCTGATCGCGAAACTCAGCCTGCCATTGCGGGTCGTGCATGGCGGTGAGCGATGTCTTGCGGCTCATAGGTCGATCACTCCCATGTGGCTCTCCTCAGCTAGTTCGAGAAACGCCCTCCGAGCTGACGGGCGAGCCCGATTCCATGACTGCACAACTGCCCGCATCTCGCGGTCCTCGGGATCATCGTCCTCGGCCGGTAAGAGATCACCCTGACTGATCCGCGTTTCGCGAACTTGAGCGCGCAGCATCAGCACCGGGAGCTTCAACCGCTCCGCATCGTCCAGCATGGACGCCGCCCGCTCGTCGTCGAGCCTTGCCACCGCCGCATGATGGTCGAACGTCAGCGCCGCGTGTCGCTTGTCCTCGGGAAAGCGCCGGCAGACGTCGACGATGAGTCCGAACCTGTCAATGTCGGTCCTGGAGAGCCGCACGGCTTCGTCGCGAGCTTGATCGCCGTAGCGGTCCATACCCGCAATCAGCCAGTCGCCGATCAGCCAGCTTAGCTTGCGGCGTCCGGCAAGAAGCTTGGCGCCGAAGGTGGACCAGTCGTCGAAGGTCGCGGTGTCGGGCAGCGAGAGAGCGAGTTGGTCGGTCATCAGAACGGCACCTCGTCATCGAGATCAGCCGCCGCGCGGTACGCCTGGCTACGCTCACCGCTGGTCTGCCCGTAGGACCGATTGTCGCCTCGTGCCGACGCATCCTCACGGTCGCCGCCGGACTTGCCGTCCAGCAGCACGATCGAACCGTTGAACGGACGCAGCACGACCTCCGTCGAGTAGCGATCCGCGCCCGACTGATCCTGCCATTTCCGCGTTTCGAGCTGCCCCTCGACGTAGCACTGCGATCCCTTCCGCAGAAACCGCTCGGCGATGCCGGCGAGCCCTTCGTTGAAGATCGCCACCGAGTGCCACTCGGTCCGCTCCTTGCGTTCGCCGCTCGTCTTGTCCTTCCACGTCTCGCTCGTCGCCAAGCGCAGGTTCACGACCTTGCCGCCGTTCGAGAAGCTGCGGTTCTCGGGATCGGCGCCCAACCGGCCAATCAGGGTAACCTTGTTCAAGCCTGCCATTTCGCGTAACCCTTTGTAATTGCTGTCGAACATTCCGAACATTCGCCATCCATCACGGATCGGCTAAGTCATTGATTTCAGGGGCTCGGACGGGCCGAACATCCGGGCCCCTACTA